CAAGATTACAAGTATCAATTCCACTGCTACTGGGTGGGGCACTAGCTGTAGGTGGAAAGCTCTTGATGTTAGATGTATTGTTGGTAGTGCTGGTGCTTGTAGTGTTACTGCTTGAACCAGACTGGTAGGTAGTTGTACTGCTTGATGTATAGCCACCACTAATCAATGTGTTATCACCAGATACATTGTTGTTCTCATCACCATAGACAAGTAATGTACCAGCAACGACTATTAGTATTGTTGAAACAAATAGCTTCAACATTCCTTCAAACATATGCAACATTATTTTTTCCACTTAGTAAGGGTTGATACACCGAATGAACCAGCAACAATGGTAAGTATAATATACCAAAACTCCGTAGGTGCAGAGCCTAGTAACTCCCATCCTCTGGTCATGTGTACTTGTGTTTGTGGTACGAAGTGTGCTACCAGTATGCAAGTAAATACTACAGTTAAGTACTCATCCTTCCAAGACTTCTGACTAGCCTTGACTTGTTCTTTCATTACAGCTTGCTGTGCCTTAGCAATAGCTTCTTCTTTCTTTATCTTAGCAAAGTCTGTCTGCTTGATAGCTTCTATCTCTGCTTCCCTTACCATCTGTTTCTTTTCCATGGAATGTTTAACACCACCAATAACCTTGTCAGCTACTAGCTTAGTGATTGGGTTGGATAATAAACTTAGGAAAGGTATCATGACATGAACATCCTAACACCAGTATAGATAGCACCAAGCATAGCACCAAGCCAGAACACAACCTTGACAGCACCTCTGCCCATGTTGACTTGTTCTTTTAGATCATTAATTTCTTTTTGATTCTCGCAGACTTTCTCTGTCAGATTATCTATCTTGTTGCTTATCACTGCTAATGTTATCTCTGTATCTGGCATTATTTTTTACTTGGAAATATATCAAATGGGTGGAAATCTTCCCACACTGCGTATCTAAATCCTTCTATTTCTTCTTCTTTAATTATGTTGAACATTGTTACTCCTATTCTGGTTTCGCTGGGAAGCTAAAACTATTAGGGAAGTTTGGCTGTTGTGGTACATCTCTTAATGCTTGACGATATGTTCTCATAGCATCAGACATGGTTACATCACTTCCTGCCGCCCAATCAGTTTCAGCTAGTAGTTGATTTCTGCATTTTCTTACTCCATCTAAATTATCCGCTCTATAAATATGACGATAATCTTCTGTTGTTCCTATAATTATCATGTTGCATTATCTCCAATTAAATATACGTTTGTCCCACCATCTGCTGTATAAAAATCATAAGTAATCCTAGAACTTGGACCATAAGAATTTGCAGACCCAATGATTGGATTTTGAACAGATGCTGGGAAAGTAACACTACCAAACCCTATATGATATTGATGAATTAGGTTTGGACTACCTTCTGATACGTACAATACACCATTATCTTTTGTTGTGCTGGAAAAAGTTGCGTAGTACATACTGCTAGTAGAAGGTAAAGTGTAACTAATAGAATCATAAGTAGCAGTACTTGCATCCCAAGCTGTACTTAAAGTAAATTGATATAGCTTTGAACTAGCACCACTTGGTTCTGTTAACAATAACTTAGTACCATCCGCATTAAAAGTTGCTCCAAAAGCATTGTACCCAGACCAAGTTACACTTTTGTTTGCATAGCTGGCAGTGGATATATTCCAAGCTGTTGTCATATCATATTGGAACAAATTACCATTGTAATTAAGAGCATAAAATGAAGTTCCGTCATGCTTAAATATAACTCCATAAAAAGCGAATGTACCTGTTTGTGCTTGTACACTAAATGCACGAACATAAGATGCAGTGCCTAAATCCCAAGCTGTACTCATACTGAATTCCATAACTTCTTGTGTGCTAACTCTATCAGCTATGTAAAAATGATACCCGTCTGGACTAAAATATCCAGGTTCTCCTGCACTAAATTTAGTGTCAGTATAACTAGAAGCGGCAGTAGTAGACAATGAGCTAAGGTCAAAAGGAGTTGATAGATTAAACTGATACATAGTAGTTTGACCACTAGCCCTTACATATATTGATGTTCCATCTGGCTTTACCCCATATATATAAGGGGTAGCTGAACCAGCAGTAGCACTTACATCTGCGGCAATTCCTGTAGTCTCTATATTAGTAATGTCAGTACCACGACTGCCCGCAAACTCTGTTGTATATTGCCATTTAGCTTGTGTTGGTACGTTTGTAAATGATAAGGTAGGGTTTCCTGTCAACGAACCATTATCAAAGAAATTATAAGTACCTACATCTAAGCTAGGAGTAGTACCACTTACTGTTGTAGGTGTGAATGGGTCAGCAGTATCTACCCAAGTAAATGAACCATCACCATCTGATTGCAATACTTGCCCAGCAGTACCAGTGCCACTAACATTCAGCTTACTAGCATTAATAGCACCATCAGCTATATCGGCTGTATCTACACCATCTGCTATATCTCTTGCTTTAGTCATGTGTTGCTCCTATACTAATTCTTTTTCTTCTGTTGTGTAGTAATTTGTTCCACCATCTGGTGTAACTATTCTCATATATGATGTAGTGGCTGGGTCAGAACCTTGCCCTATATTCAATGGCTCTGTAACACCACTAGGGAATGTAAGTATATAATCACTAGCAAAGTTATATTGGAATATAGATTTTTCGTAAGTGTCGTTTGCACTGTTAGATTCTCCCATATAAATATATCTACCATTATTACCTACAGTAATGATTGGATTACCAAAAAAAGTTCCACCACCTTGCTGTGTTATTGATGATTTAGAAAAGTATTGTAAAGTATTTGGGTCAAAAGAACTCATAGTAAAAGTATATAAGGTATAGGTAGAACCACCATCAGTATCTTGTACTATAGCATTTAATACTCTACCATTTTTACTAACCTTAGCAGATCTAACACGACCAGTTCCTATTAATGAATAAGCAGTACTTAAATCTCCATAAGAAATTGGTGTCCAAGTAGAAGTTAAATCCCAAGCTGTAGATAAAGTATATGCTTTTACACCTTGTGCAGTAGTAAGTTTAGGAGCATAAGAACCAGTTGATAGTTTATGACCCTGATTTACCACACAAATTTTAGTTCCGTCAGAATTAAAACTTACACCATTAACACCAGCACCATTAAATTCAGCAGTCCAATTTGCAAAAGAAGCACTACCCATATCGACAGATTGGTTTGGACTTCCATAAACAACATTTAATGTAGATATATCCCAAGCAGTACTAAAATCATATCTCCTAACAGTTGTGCCAGTACCACCAAACCAATATAATCCATTGTTGCCTATCTCTCCATGTTTAGGGTGAGGTGCATATTGTGTAGTAACTGCTCTACTAGAACTAACAGTAGCAGTTGATATATCCCAAGCAGTAGATAAACTTGCATCAACAATATACCAATATCCAGTAGAACCACCATACATGTATTGTTGGAAAATTAATTGTGTACCATCATCAGTAAAGTGCATAAAGTCAGGTGCATCAACGCCAGATGAACCTGTATCCCATTGAGTAGGGCTACTGCCAATAACACTTGAATCATAAGTATTACCAACATTCTTCAAAAACAATTCAATCTCTTTTGCACCACTAACATTACTAAAGCTATATGTGGTATTGCCACTAAGAGTGTGTGTGAATACATTGCCTGCACTCCAGTCTATTGTAGGGGTAGTACCACTTAAAGTAACAGCAGTTAATCCAGCACTTGGTTGGTCTACCCAACTCATTGAACCATCACCATCTGATGTAAGCATCTGTCCACTTGTGCCATTGCCTGATACATCTAATTGTGTAGCACCTACAGCATCATCAGCTATGTTAGCTGTATCTACCTTGCCATACTCTAGTGCAGTACCACCAGCATTCATTTGTAATACTTCATCAGCACTACCTAAAGAACCTAGTCCTGTACCACCTCTTGCATATCCTAGTGTACCACTTGTTATCGCTGAAGCCGCAATAGTGGCAACATTGAAAGTACCATAAGCAATAATATCCACATAATCTGTGCCACTAGTACCAATAGGACTAGCAAAAACCACGCTACTCCCACTAGTAACAGTAACATCCGTTCCGTTAACCATTTTAATACCATTAAGGTATACATCCACATACGGTGGATCATAAACAAGCGTATTACCATTTGAATCTGTACCAGTTACTGTTGTTGTTGAAGAACTAAAAGAATATTGGAATCTATCTGATGTACCATTAATACTAGATCCTGCATTTTGCCACCCTGATGATCCGTATACTTTCATAGCATTTGATGTTGTATCAAAGTATAACGCACCTATAAGTAAAGCATCCCCATCATTGTCTAAAGCAGGCGCAGATGATTTAGGGCCTAAGTATCTATCATCAAAACTATCATAAGAAGCAGCAGCAGCCGTTTCAGATGCAGCAGCATTTGTAGCAGATGTTGAAGCACTGTTTGAGTAAGTTAACGCATTACTTGCGTATGTTTGAGCAGCATTTTCACTTGTTGACGCATTAGATGCACTCGTAGCTGCTGAAGTTGCACTTTGAGAAGCTGCAGTTGCAAATGTACTTGCTTCATTTCTATAAGTTAATGCACTTGCTTCACTAGAATTTGCACTTGTAGCTGATGATGCAGCAGAAGTTGCTGAACTTGCAGCTGAAGTGGCAGATGTTGCGGCATTAGTTTCTGATGTGGCAGCGTTTGTTTCGCTTGTAGCCGCATTACTTTCTGATGTAGCAGCTGCTGTAGCAGAAGTAGATGCGCTTGTTGCTGATGTACTAGCATTTGTTTCGGATGTAGATGCGTTGCTTTCTGAAGTCGCAGCATTACTTGCGGAGGTAGCGGCAGCAGTGGCTGATGATGCAGCGGCTGTTGCGCTAGAAGCTGCGGAAGTTGCGCTTGATGTAGCACTAGCAGCATCTACAATTAAATCCCATTTTGCACTATCTGTATTAGATGATAATGGTTGTGATCCTGATGATGTATGTGATGTATTACATAAATAGATATTATTGTTTGATGTATCTTTAACTAGATCCCTAGCATTATAATCAGTCGCTGATCCCCAGTTTCCTTGATAAGTACCAAGTTCTTGTGTAACAGATATTTCACCGTTATCATCAAATGCTAATATCTTGTTAGCTCTTTCTGCTGATCCTACTGTAAATTCAGTAGAAGTCATAGTGTTTGTTCTGGATAGTTTTATAGATCTATCAACTTCTTCTTGTAG